GCGCCTAATTGCATGATGTTGATTTGTGTACCGATGCCATAAGCCACGCTGCTGTTTGGTGGAATGGTTAGAGCAATTGCTGACGCGTTATCGCATGTAATAAGTTTTCCGTCATCAGCCAAAACTGTGGTGTATGTAGTTCCTGTTTGCGCGTTCAATGCAATCATGGCTGTTGCCATTGCGTCTAGTTCCGCTGCTAAAAGTATTTGTCCTGCTGTGAAATCTTGCCTTGTAGCCATAAGTGTTCCTATCCTAAGACATTGAGGCTGTCTATTGTGCCATACAACGCATTATCCAAAACCAATTCAAAAACAATTGTCGTGGGTGCCGTTGACAGTAAAATACTATGCCCAGCGCCCACTGTAATGGTGTGTTCAATGCCTTCCACGCTTAGTTCCTGGGCTAGTTGGCTAGTGCCAGATCCGCTTTGGAACGTTTTTTCCACAGCAATGGTTTGGCCTATTTCGATGCTGGCCACGGTGTCGCGCTGGGCGTTGGTCAACATCAGGAAATCGGTTTCTACGCTGGTGTAGCGGGCCTCTGGTTCGCCGTTTAGCAGGTATGCGGCGGCGGTGTCAATGCTGGTTTGTTCATGTAGCAGGCTGTTGGTGATGCTGTTGGTTTGAATAAAATAGGTGGCAATTGAGGCTAGATCCTCTGCTGTTGCTGTTTTGCCGTCTAAGGCTGTGACCACCGCGCGGTTCACTACTGCGTCTGCTTCGAATGATATGCCTACCCCGTTGTAGGGAATGTTTGTTCCATCGTCATGGAAATCAGCCACACTTGCTGAAAGCGTTGCACCCACCCGATTTTGGAATGTCAATTTTCCATCGGCGCTCATAAACAGGCGGCCAAATTCTGCGGTGCTGTTGATCTGGCTGATGTATTGCAAAACGTTTGTTCCAGCAGAAACGGTGTAGGCGGCATCATGCCCTAGTTCAACGGTGCCTGTTGCAATGTCACGGTCAGCCAACGGGAAATCAACCTCTGGCAAATCCAACACCGTTTCAATGCGCGCACCCGACAATTCTGCTGATGGGTTGAATTCATCTAAATAGGTTTGGGCCAGCAAATAAAATTGATCAGCGCAATACACCGTGACTGTGTCAATGCCACCCAGCGCAAAATTGTAGTCATAGTTCACCACATAACCTTTGAACAGGTCATGGGCCACGTTGCTGGTGTCGTATCGAATGAGGCGCACCTCACGCATTGGCGCTAGTCCAGGCTTTGCTTCCGCGGTGTCCCAATAGGGCGAATTTTCATCAAACGGATTGAAAACCCCGCCCGCCAATGTGTCGTTCAAAGTAAATGACATTGTGCCCGCGCTGAATTGGTCACCAACATCACGCCTGCCGCGTTTCACGCTGACACCGATGCACCCGTCCATGACGCTGGCAAATTCGCCTTCACCATCTAAAACGTATTGGGTATTCCCCAGCACACCGCGGGTTGGATCGTCCAATGTGAACGCATTGATGGAAAAACCCGTTGCTACTTGTAGGTCATAATTTCCGCTGTCAATTACTGCAACACCTGGCATCACGCCACCTGAATGTTTGCTGGGCCAGCGCTGCGGTTGTAGGCGCGTATTGCGTTCACCACGGCCTGCCCAATTTCGGCGCTAGTTGCCAAACCGCCTGTGACGTTGACTGTAATGCCGCCACCCATGCCACCCAAACGGTCTAATGGGATTACTGCCTCTGGGCCGTTTCCCTCTCCGATAAGCGCCAATGTTGGGCCTGTCACGATGCCGCCTTCAGCCAAACGCGGTATGTTCATGCGCCCTGGTGTAGGTGTTTTTGATCCGCCTATTGTTGGCAAATTGACATGGCTGATTGTGCTGATATCTGGCGCAATGGGAATGGCGTTGTAGGCGCGAATGATGCCGTTGACCATCATAATTGCACCGTTGACCACGCTTTCAAACGCGCCCAAAATTCCGTTGATAATTAGATCAACGCCTGTTTTGAACCAGTCGAATTTGTTGTATGCAACCACTAGAGCTGCAACAAGTAGTGCTACACCTGCCGCAATGAGGCTAAATGGGTTGAGTGCCATAGCAATGTTTGTTGCAACAATGGCGGCTGCAACGATGCCAATGGCGGCTGCAATAGCCAAAAAGGCTTTTGGGTTATCTTGCGCCCATGCAGCAAAACGGTTCAATACAGGCAGGACTGCTTCAAGCACAGGCAACAAAGCGGCCCCAATACTTTCTTTAGTTTCGCCCAATGAGTTGGTCAAAATTTTCATTTTGCCTGCTGCCGTTTCCGCGCTTTTTGCTGTGGCACCACCAAACGTTCCGCCCAGTACGTCCATGATTTCGTTGAGGCTTGCGCCTTCTTTGATCATGCTGGCCATCTCTGGTGATAATGATCGAAGGGCCTTGAAATTTCCCTGATAAGCCTTTGCCAGCGCATCAGCAATTGTGGTGCTGTCCATTTGTAGCGCCGTGCTGATGTCCATGACCAGGTTCATGTCTTTCATGGCCAAATCAACATCTTTTGTGCCACGGACTAACGCCTCTAAAGATTTGCGGTATTGAGTGTCCGCAATGCCTGACGCGCGGCTCATGGCCGATATTTGTTTTTCTACCTGTGCGGTTTGTGCAGCGCCCGCGCCAGTCACATTCTGCAACGTCAACGCAAGGGCGGCCTGTTCTTGTTGATCTTCCATTGCCGCTTTGGTGGCATCACCTAAAGCAACAGCCAAACCTGTGATTGCGGCAGCTGCGGGAATAGCAGCCTTTTTGATGGCGTATTGCGTTTTTGCGCCAATGCCCTGAAGGCTCTTGAATTCCTTTTGGGCGCGGTCTAATCCCTTGCTGTCAAATTCTGAAATGATCGGAATTTTGATTGCCATTACATCACCAGGTTTCTGTTGACAGCGTCCATTACGCGTTCCACCAATTCAACCATGTTTTGTTCAACAGCGCCCGCATTGCGGTCATAGGCAGGCCACATGACGCGCGAAGGCAAACCAAATTGCAACGTGAGCGCTGAAATGAAACGTGCACCCTGGGCATTAGATCCGCCCTGTTTGCCAGCCATATCAATGATTGACGCGGCAGGGTCTTTTTGAATAATGGCAATGGTGCTGGAATTGCGTTTGCTGGTATCTACTTTGACACCAACACCGCGCTGGGCTTTTTGTTGGCTGTAAGGAAATTTCTGGTTTCCGCGCTGTGTCCATTTGCGTTCCATACCAGACAGCAGGCGCGGCGGGTAACTGGCCTTTGCATCATCAATGGCAGGTTTGGCTAGTTCCTTTGCCTCTTTGTTGATTGTCTTGCGTAAATCGGGGTCAACCTGACGCAATTCTTTCAGCGCCTCTTTCAATCCGTAAACCTCAATTTGTGCTGTGGCGCTCATCGTTTTCCCTTGCTTTGCTTATTCAACACAGTAATGACTGTTTGCAAATCGCGGGTGTCAAATTCGATATGTGGCGGCCACCAACCGACCGCTACTAGAACCTCTGCTAGTTGGCGGCGGTAGGTGCCGCGTCCGTAGGGTTTGGGTCTGTTGTGTCCACCGCTTCAATGTCCATGTCAGGGTTTTGTTTCAACCATTCAGACCATGTAGCAGGCATCGTTTCGCCCGCCAGCTTGTACAGATGGAACGCCCAACAAACCATGTCATTCACGCCGATACCACGGCCGTCTGACACTTTGCGGTTTTCTGATTTTTCCCATTCGCTGATTACCAACAGGTTTGTGGTTACCTCACGCGGTGGGGTGTTTTCGTTCAGGGTGATGCGTAGTTTGATTTTCATTTCAATCCTTCCGTCTAGTTTGTGCTATTGAAATTTAGGCTGTCACGTCAACGCTGTACACACCGCCCTGGAACGTGAGATCCACGGTTGTGAGTTCGCCTAGCGATGCGTTGATTACAGGCAGGCTTTCCAAATAGGTGTCAGTCAAAATGAAACCTGGGTTGGTCGCGCTGTCACCTGATCCGTATGAAGGATTTACTTTGACGGTGCATTTTGTGCCCACAAGCGCTGACAATGATGCGTATGTTTCTGCTGCTGCATAGGACATGTACATAGTCACGGTCAATTCGTTGTTTTCTAATCCGCCCGTGTAGGTGCGTGATCCTGTTCCAAATGCGGTGTCCTCTAGCGCTTCGACTGTGCGCGTAAGAGTTGCTGCGGTGGTCTGGTCAGTCAAATCAACAATTGATCCGATGGCCGCGCCAATGGACACTTTTGGATTGCTCAACAGGGTGCTGGTTGCCATGTGGTTTCTACTCCTTAGGTTTGGTTTTTACTTTAGATGGTTTTGGTGCTTTGTCGGTGGATTGTCTAATAAACCCGCCAGCCAACAAATGATCCACGCTTTCATCACCAGCGTCAAATTCATCACCTGGTGTTCCTAGACGTGGGGAAATGATCACATATTTCATGCTGTTTGTGCCTGTTGCATCACGGTCAATTCATAGCATGGCAACATCACGCCACCAATGTCAACGGTGGTTGGACGGCCAGCTGTAACAGATCCAACGCCAGCCAATACGCCAGCGGTCAGGTTCAACAGGTTCCGCATTGCGTCAAGGTTTGCTGGCCCCATTGAAATGATCTGCACAGGCCAACTGATTTTGACAATGTTGTAGTTCCATGCTTCGAATGAGCAGGCCCCAATAAACGCGCAAGGCGGCACAAGGTTTCTGGGATCTGTTACCACTTGCAAACCTGTGATGGTTTCCAATTTGGTTTTCAGATCGTCCAGCGCCTCATTGAACAGGTCTGTGTATGCAACAGGCATTAGGCCACCTGCGGGCGTGAAATACCTAGCAATTGTTTGATGATTGGGGACAGGCCTGTGGTTGGTGCTGTGCCCATTTCGCTGAATGATGCAAACACATCAATTGATCCGCGTTGACGGTACAGCGCGCCACCATATTGAATTGTCCCCAGCGTCACGTCACCAGACGGGCTGGTAGTCAAACTATCGATGTAGCCCGCCTCTTGCCGTCTGCGATAACAGAAAGCGTTTGCAGCGCTGGCGCATTGTGTTAGGAATGTAGTGTCTGCTGCGGTAGCTGTACCGATGCCTAACCAATCCTCAATGTTTGTTGCTGTGATCCATGTGCAAACAGGGTTGTATGCAATGGTTCCTGATGCTGCAACGCGTTCAACATCGTCTGCGGTTTTGGCGTACAGCACTTGATTTTGAATTGGTATTTGGTAGTCATACAACAGGTCACCCTGCGTATCAACACCAATAAACAAATGTTGGGGTATTGCCACCACCGATGCTGAGCCGTTGAATGTTGCATCAACACCAGCAACGGTGATGGATTGCCCAACTGCAATTTCATTGGGGGTGAGTAATTGCAGGACTGCGTAATTGTCAACCAGGTATTTGTTGGTGACTGTGTAAGTAGCCATGGCGGGTTAGGCCGCCTTTCTACTAAGCCTGGGTGATCTTGCGGATCATTCCACCAATTGCTGCGAAGGTTGAAACGTACCCATGGAATGACATGTTGCGACCCAAAACTGATGGGTTTTCAAGGCTCTGCAATCCACGAATGCTTTCGTAGAATTCGAAGGCATCGCCCTGGCCTTGACCAACGCGGGTGATGATCATGGTTTTTGCAGCGAAGTTGCTGTCAACTACCAATTGCAGACCCAATGGGTTGCCGTTCCACGATGTTGCATTTTGTGAACCTGCTGCGTTGTAACCCGACAGACCGTTTGCGATCAACGGGAAAATTTGACGGCCCGTTGTATCTGCAAGTTGGCCCAGTTGCGCCCATACGTCAACTGAAACAAACATGTGTGTCGGCATCCAGTTGCGTCCACTTGAAATGTCGTTTGCTGCGTCATAAACAGACTTCAAAAGGTCTGCAACTGTTCCGTCCCATACGCCAGATGAATTTGCTGCGGACAACAAATTATCTGCTGCGAAGTTGTCCGATGCGATCATGTATTCACCCATGAGGTCATTCAAGATCAACTGCATTGCTGCTGGGTTGGTGAAATCAATGTCCTGTACAGACAGGGTTACCTGACCAGCCAATGTGGTTTTGCTCACGCTGTTTGATGCGATCACCATGGTCTGTGCAGTTACTGCTGACAATTCGGTTGACTGTGTGCCAACCGCGGTGTGCGTGGTGATGGTTGGACGGATAAAAGTTTTCTGTGCGCCTCCATCTGGATATGCGCGTGCGCCTAATGCTTCCACCACAGGGCGCAAGAAATTGAGGTCCTGCACCAAGGGTCCCAACACGGTGACATTCAAGAGGCCAGGTGTGTCAGTCGTAAGTTGATCGCCAGCTGCCGCTTGCAATGGGGTGCGCTTTGATGCTGTGTAATCAGCAACCATTTTGTTGATGTTTGCAAACGTGTCACCACCGATGTGGTACGCAGCCATGAATTCGCCTGCTGATGGCAAAACAAATTCTTTTTTGGCTTGTGCAAAAATTGGCGCGGTTGGAATTGTTGCTTCAACTGCTGGTGCTACTGGTTCGGACATTTCTGTTTCCTTTTCAATCGGTTCCTGTGTTTCAGTATTGCTGATTTCCTCTGGCTCATGGTGGATACTTGCAGCCACTTGTGAGATGTTGGCCATGTCACCAAATGCGCCGATTGGAACCAGGCTTAGTTCCTGCCATTCGGCTGCTTCGATAATCATGGTTCCTGCTTCATCGTAGGAAAACTTTGTTGGGTTCACGCCAACGCTGACCTGGTCAATAGTGCCGTCTGCTGCCATTACCAGCGCGTCATTGCCCAATGTGGTGGCGCTGATTTTTGCTGTAAACATCATTCCCTGTTCGGTGTCCACGCGCTCTGTGACCACGCCAACTGGCATTGAGGCATCGTGGTACATAAACAAGCGCGGGGCCTTGCCTTCAACAGGCAGGGATCCTGGGCGGAAAATAACCTCTGTTCCATCGCTTACGCGGGCGGGAACGTTGTAGGGAACCGCGGTTCCAGAAATTGAACGGCGTGGCTGTTCGCCTTGCGCTGCGTCTAGCGTGAAATCGCCTGCAATTAGTTTGATCATCGGTTTGCTAACTCCTCTTGTGTGTTTTCCTCAATAACGGTTTCGGTATCGTCCATTTTGTCTGCCATGAAATTTTCCTCTAAATATTCCGTTGCATCGAATTCAACGAATGTTCCGCGTGGCAAAACATTATCCATTGATAGCGCGCCAGCAATGGCATCTGCATATAGTTTCACGCCAAACAGGTAAAGATCCGCGCGGGCCTGTTGGCTTGACTGGTATGAATACGCGCCAGTAGCAACGCCAACAAGGTATGGCGGGGTATTGGCCAATCTAGAACATTCAAGACTTTGATATTGGCTGGCCTCAATCAACAGCATTTTGTCAGGTGTTGCAGCGGTTTCTGTGTAGGTCAAATACTGGTTCAATGCAGCGGTTTGGTTTGTCGCGCGCGCTGCGTTGAATTGTGCAGCAAGATCAGAAAGTTCCTGGGCGCTTAGTGGTTCGCTGTTTTCTGTTTGGCGCAATATGCCAGCAGGAATTGATGATGATGCGTTACGGTTTCGCGCCGCTTCCAATTTCAACGCTGTATCAATTGCGCCTGGCGCTGAATAAATCAAACCTTGGGCTGGTGATAAAAATTGCACAAGGTTTGCAGGGTCTAATTCTCCGCCTTGAAAATACACTTGCGATGATGGCGCAAACCAAACAGGGCCAGCCATGTCTGTGGTGGTGATTGATCCCGCTGGCAAACGTGTGAATGATGCAGGGTAACCATCAGCGGTTCGGCTGGTGATGTACCAAAACGCCCGTCCATAAAACATCAAATCGTCCAGTGTCCAACTAAACAAAAATTGCGCCGAAACATTTGGATCTGGACGGCGGATCCATGAACGTGGTGCGATAAAAATTTTTTCCATTTCATCGCCGTTCCACATTTCGTTATACATTTTCAACGGCATAGATCCAATGACTGATGCCATTAGATCGCGCGCGCGGTTGATTGTTGGAACGCTGATTGCGCGGTTTCGCGCTTCACCTTCCTGATAGGTGTAGTACTGGCCGATCATGTTCACGCCAGCATTTGATGAGGAATAACCTGGGGAAAATGCGCCTGCCACCGCTGGTTCGCCAACGTGTGTTGAAATTGCGGCCTGTTTGTTACGGCTCAAAATACCCATGCGTCAAGCATTACACACATTGGGTTGTTGATGGTGACACCAGGCTATGCGAAACCCGACAGAAGGCGAAGGCCAGCCTGGTGCCGTTTTCATATTAGCCATTTGAAACAACCATCATGGGTTTGCCACCAGTTTTTGGTTTGCTAGTCAACGC